TTTAAATGGGTTACAAATAACAGATGGAGGTTACATAGGTAGTGCTTCCCATACTAATGCTATTATAATATCAGCTAATGGTAATATAGGTATAGGCACTGAAAATCCAACTGAAAAATTAGATGTAAATGGAACAGTAAAAGCAACAAATTTTAATGGTAATGTAAATGGTAATGTAACTGGAACAGTTTTAACAGCTGCACAGACTAATATAACAACAGTAGGTACTTTAAATGGGTTACAAATAACAGATGGAGGTTACATAGGTAGTGCTTCCCATACTAATGCTATTATAATATCAGCTAATGGTAATATAGGTATAGGCACTGAAAATCCAACTGAAAAATTAGATGTATCCGGTACAGGACGTTTTACAGGAGACCTTACAGCTGGTGCAAATTTAACAGTTACAGGAGACCTTGCAGCTGGTGCAAATTTAACAGTTACAGGAGACCTTGCAGCTGGTGCAAATTTAACAGTTACTGGAAATCTTATAGTCAATGGAACAACAACTACTGTTAGTACTACTAATATGGTAGTAAGCGATAGTCTTATAGAATTAAATAATGGAGCAAGTAGTAACGCCAATGATTGTGGTATTGTCATAGAAAGAGGAAGTACGGGCGATAATGCTTTCATGGGTTGGGATGAAAGTGCTGATAAATTTTTAATGGGAACTACTACAACTACAGGAGCAAGTACTGGAAATGTAAGTGTAACTACTGGAACTTTGGTAGTAAACTTGGAAGGAACAGTTTTAACAGCAGCACAGACTAATATAACAACAGTAGGTACTTTAAATGGGTTACAAATAACAGATGGAGGTTACATAGGTAGTGCTTCCCATACTAATGCTATTACAATATCAGCCAATGGTAATATAGGTATTGGTACTGAAAATCCAACTGAAAAATTAGATGTAAATGGAACAGTAAAAGCAACAAATTTTAATGGTAATTTAATTGATACTTGTACCGCTGTTACTCAGACTGCAGGAAATAGTACAACAAAAATAGCAACAACAGAATTTGTTAATACCGCTATAAGTAATATACCTACTTATACAGCTGATTATTGTAGAGGTTCTAAAAATACTACTCCAACAGTTGCTACTTACTCTTCTTCGATTAACCAAGTAGTACCTATAACAGTAGAATCTGAAAATAGTGATTCATCTAAATTCACAGTTATGAGTAATGGCATTAAAGTAAATCAAGATGGTAGATATAGAGTTAATTGTGCTACAAGTATTGATAGTACTAATGTACAGAGAGCTAATCCAAATATGAAAATAGCGGTAAATGGTGTTATAAAATTAGATGGTAATAGTGAAGAGTATATAAGTTCTGAACATTATGTTAGACACGCCGGAGGACATCAACAATCAACCTCACAATTAGACTTAATATTAGACTTAAATGAAGATGATATAGTTACAATAATAATATCATTAGGTAGTATTAATTCTAATGCGGGAGTTACAATATTATCAAAAGGTACTTTCTTAGAAGTATGTGAAGTTGTAGCTACACAAAATACATCAGGTTTTACTGGTTATTTTATAAACGGTGATGGTGGTACAGTTACTGTTAATAATGGAATAATAACAAATATAAGCTAATAATGGAATAATAACAAATATAAGCGTTTAAGTACTGTATTCATAACAAATCAACAAACGACAAATCTCCAAAAGTTTAATACGAATAAAAGTTTAAGAAGTGAAAGAAAAAGAATAAGTAAAAAAGTAGACCAGTTATGGAAAAATTCTACAAGTTTCAGTAAAAGAAGTCTCATTCTCTATATAATAATGAACAGCACTAATTTTATAATCTTCGCTCTTATGTTTAGGCATATATATAAACTTTATATATTAAAAACCGGCGTTTTAAATTTCCAAGGGTGTAAAAGTATAAAATTCAAAGAGTAGAAAATAAAGTTTATATATTAAAAACAGAATTAGTAGAACACAAAATAAAGTTTACACATTAGAAAATCAATTAGCAGAAATATTAAGTAGATTATCAATATTAGAAAATAATTAATTATAACAATTACAGCATTTATTATAATATGATTTTTTTTTGTATTTAATGTAAATAATATGAGAACAATTCATACAAAATTGAATAATTAACTCATTATAGTAGTGGGTAATATAAATTTCACTAAAATCCATAGTGTTTGTACTAAAATATCTATTATAGTAATTCACTTTAGGTTTCAGTATAAAATTTAGATAATAGTTTTTCTTAGGTAATAAATAATTTAAAATTTTTTTTTTAATTTCAATAGGAAATAAATTATCTAAGAAATATTCTATTAAATTATATTTATACATTTAAGATATATTATTAAGTTAAATTTAATTATATTATTTTAATATAGTAATATAATAAATGGCAGTTGATTTAATAAATTTTAAAAATTTAGAATTATTACCAATTGAAAAAAATAATAAATTATTTATTGATAATAATAATTTTCTAAATATAAATAATAATTTAAAAATAAAAAATTTAAATATTACGCATAAGAGTAATATAATAAATTTTTCTTCTAATAATGATATATATTTTGATACTAATTTATTTTGTAAAGATATATATTCATTAAAAACTGATTCTCGTTTATTTAAAAATATAAATAATATTGATGATAATTACTGCTTAAATTTAGTTGATAAAATAAATATTAAATCAGTTATAGATGAAAATAAAGAGAAAATTCAAATTATTACAGATAATTTAATTGAATTATTACCAAATTCAATTAAATTAATGTCTGATTTTGTACCAATAAATAAAGAATATTTATATAAAACAATAGAAAAAAATCAAATTTATATAGATACAATTGATGATGGAATATATAAAATTATTGATAAAAATAATAATACATTTGAAATTGAAATTATAAATAAACAAGCTATTAAACCTAATAATATTAATATAAAAAATAAAATTTTTATTTATGCAAAAAAAGTGGATGATTATAAAATTATAAATACAAATGACTTATTTCCATTAATTATTAAATCAATTCAGGAAGTACATATTAAATATAATAATATGATTAATAATATGGAGCAAAAATTTAATGAATGCTTAAATAATTCTTTAGTTAATACGAAAATTGTAGATAAATTAAATTCAACTTATCATAAATTACTAAATGAACATAATAAATTACAAAATAAATATTTAAAAACACAAGATATTACTAAAGAAAATATTTCACTAAAAAAAAGAATAGAAAATTTAGAAATTCAAATGATGTATTTAACACAAAGTAAATAATTATAATATTATAAAGTATAAGAATTAAATTATAAATTCTACTATTATGAATGACATTGAAATTATAGAAAATATTAATAAATATAGTTTTAGTTATATTTTTAATGAAATATTTAAAAGTAAAATTAATATAGATACTTTAGTTAATTATATTAATTTATTTTTAAATAAAAATGAAAACCAAGAATTATTTATTAATGATACTAAAGATGAAATTGATAAATATATTGATTCATTAAATTATATAATACAAAATTTAAATTTAAAAAATGAATATAAAAAAATAATTATTGGAATTTTATTAAATAAAAATTTAATTAAATTTAATAATATTAATAATAATTTATTAAGATTTATACTCGATGATGATAATTTATTAAAAAAATTTTTTGAAAATAATAGTGATATAAATATATTTTATAATTTAATAAGTAATTATGAAAATGAAAAAAAAATTACAAATTTTTTTCATAAAATAATTAATGATAATAAATGTAGGAATAAATATCAAAAAGAAGAGAATGATTTAAAAATAATAAAAAATAATGAAAACTTATTATATAAAATACTAGAATTAATATTAGATTATTGGGATAATTTAGTTAAATATGAATATAATAAATGTAGTAATATTAAAAATTATCTTATTAAATATAATATTGATGAAATAAATGATGAAGTATTAATTGATAAATATAGTAATTATTTTTTTATATTAATAAAATTAATTAATGTAACAATTTATTATAATATATCAAAAGAAACTGAATTAACAAATATGTTAAAATTACTAACATCTAATAAGGATAATATAGGTAATTTAAATAATATTTGGAAGGATTTTTTACATATGAAAACATATTATAATAATTTATTAGAACAAAAATATAAATCCACACAAGAAGAAATTAATATAATTAATAAATTATTAAAAAATGATTTTTTATATAAAATTAAATTATTTTATAATAATTTTATAGTACAAATTGATTACATAATTACTGATAAAAATAATATAATTAAAAATAATTGTATTATAAGTTATTTAGAAAATATTATAGATTTTTCTATATATTGTATAAACAGAAAAATTTGTTCTAAAAAAAATGATTTTAATTTAATGCTTTTCTTTTTTAAAATAATAAATAACAAACAATTTTCTAATTTTAATATTAATCAAAAATCTATTGATTTTTTATTATATTATATACTTGCTAATATTATATATATTAAAAAGGAAATTTCATTTGTAAATTCTGATATTATTACTAATTTTTATTTAAATATAATAAATTTTTATATAAATTTAGATTCATATGAAGATTATTCTAAAAATGATACTAAATATAAAATTATTTATATAATTAGACTTTTATCAAATAATAAAAACAAAAAACATATTTTTACTGATATTTTCAATAATGTAATCAAAAGTAATAATAATAAAATTTTAAAATTATTAAATTATGTAATAATTGATATTAATTTTTATTTAGATGAACTAATTTTGTACCTTAAAAATAGTGAGAATTACTTATTACTAATAAAAACATTATATTCAATATTAATTGAAACATTAAATTTTATAAAATTTTTTTCTATTAATGAGAATTTTTCTAATATTATATTTAATGATGAAATTTTAATAAATTTTATAAATTCTATTAATTTACATATTAAAAAAATAGTTAATTTACAATTTGATATATTTAATATTACAAATAATTATAATTTATCAGAAGTATGTTTATTAATTTTAGATATATATATTATTTTAAATAATGTAAATTCTAATAAATTTATTTATTTAATGTCAAAAGATATAAGATCCTTTGATATTACTATATTTCAAAATTTATTAACTTTATTACTAAATAAGAATAAAATTAATAAACAATTTTATAGTAATTTTGAACTAATTTTATTACAAATTAAAAAATTAAATGATATAGAATTACAAAAAAATAACCATATTATTCCAGACGAATTAACAGACCCAATATATAATACCTTATTGGAAAATCCTGTTTATTTACCTACATCAGATATAATTGTAGATTTACTAATTATTAAAAGACATTTATTATCAAATTCAAATGACCCATTTACAAGAGAACCTTTAACTTTAGAAGAAATTTACAAATATAATACAAAACCAAATATTATTAATAAAATAAATATATTAAAAAAAAAAATTGAAGATTATAAAAATAAATTATAATTATATATGGATAATGATATATATAAATTAAAGTATATTAAATATAAATTAAAATATTTACTATTACAAGGAGGTAAAGGTAGAAAAGG